CCCTTGCCCCTCACCCGGCAAAAATTCCTCTCCAGATTGATCCTCGGCCATTCCAGGCCCAATCCTTCCCGACGCCTGGCCCCTGTCCAGATGTAGAAGGTGAAGAGCCGCCAGAGCTCGACGTCCTCCGCCTGGGCCTTCGCCAGGATCTTCTTGATATCCTCCGGTAGGATGATCCGCGGGAGCTCCTGGCCATCCTTCCGATACATTCGCGCTTTCGGTTTTTTCTTGATGTAGCCCTTCTCGAGGGCGTAGGAGAGGGCCGCCTTGATATGGCGGAGGTAGCCGTCGATCGTGATCTCCGAGGCGCCCCGGGCCTTGCAGGCTCGCTTGAATTCCTCGAGCCGCTCCTCGGTGAGAGCCCGGAGCGGGAGCGATTTCCCGACGACGGCGGCCAGGAGATCCAGGGAGAGCTTGTCCTTCTTGACCGTATGGGGCGAGATCCCGTCGCGGCTCTCGACGTAGGCATCGGTGAATTCTCCGAGCGAGATCCGCTTCTCGTTCTCCAGGTGGACCAGGCGGCCCCGGAGCCACTCCTTTTCCATTTCCCGGAACAGGGCGAGGGCCTTCGCCTGGTCTTTCGTGTTGAGGGACTTTTTCCGCCCTCTCCCGAATTCGACGTAGTAGACGCCGTTCTCCCTTTGAAAAAGCCTCATGGGCTTCTTCATAGACGAACCCCCCTCATGATTGCAAGGGCTTTCTCCCGGATGGTGGGGGCGAGCATCTGACCCTCTCGGTAGGCGTCGATCGAGGCCCGGTCGAAAATCCAGGAGCCGCGGCCGTCGTCGGGATCCGGGCAACCCTTGATCTTGCCCTCTTGCGCCAGGGCTTTAAGGCGCTTGATCCCGATCCCGGAATAGAACCCGGCCTCTCGGATCGTCAACCATCGTTTATCGCCGATTGTGCTGATCGTTTGCTTCGCTTCCATCTTTCTCGAAAATCCGGAATAGGTTTTCACCCTTCGAGATCCAGACGTCGATCTCGGGGGCGTCCAGGGGGCCGCCGACGGCGTCCATGTGCGCGACGCCTCACTTCGGCCGGCCGCCCGTGTTGAGGCTGTATCGTTTCGATCCGGCCGGCCGGGGCCTCCGGTGCTCGGAGGCCTGGCCGCACGTTTGGAAATGGGTCCGATGGCGCTCCCGGTCGAAATACTCGTCGGCCAGGTCGCACGTTTCCGCGTCGACGGGGATCAATTTCCCCATCGACGTCTTGAGAAACCGGATCAGCTTCTTACAGGTCTTGCAGAGCGTCGCCATGCGATCACCTACTTTCCGGCCACGGCGTCGATTGGGGACCAGGCCGGGCAACCCTCGCGCTTCTTGCATTGCTTGTTGCAGTACGAGGCCAGGAACGTGTTTCCGGCCGAATCGGGACACTCTCCCGGGGCCATTTCGAGATCCTGGTCGCTCTTTCCAGGAGGCGGCTCGGTCCCGCCGGCGCCCTGTCCCTGGGTCTTTTCCTGGGCCGGTGGAGGATCGGCCGGCTTCGCTGCCGGCGGTCTTCCTCGAGATCCTTTTACCTTGTTCTTGAGCTCCTCGACCTTCGAGAGGGCCTTCTCCTGGTCGGCGCCTTTGGTCGTCATGTAGTCCGCCCAGGTCGCCTCGCCGTCCTTGATCGCCCGGTAGATTCCGCGGAGATCCTGGAGCTCGGCCGGCGTCAGGACGTCGGTTTTGTGTCCCAGGTAGGCCTCGAGATCCCGCGGCCGGATCCCGAGCTCGGCGAAGGCGTCGAGGATCTGCTTCTTCGCCGCGGCCGGATCCCGGGCGTCTTGGTTGCGGAGCGTCGCCCGGGCCGTGTCCAGGGCCTCGTCGACGATATCCGAGGGGATCAGGCGGAGGCCTTCGTTCCGGAGGGCTTTCGAGATCGCGGCGCTCACCTTGTTGTCGATCTCCTCGTCGGTCGCCCGGACGATGTAGACCTTGTCGCCGTTTGTGTTGACGCGCTCGGTCACGACCTCGCGGTCGTCGGCCTTGCGGCGCTCGACGGTTTTCGATACCTGGACCTCCTTCGAAAAGCTCGCGTTGGTTTCCAGGTCGATCGCCGTGATCTTCACGCGGCGGATCTTCTCGTCCTCGTGGACGACCTGGACGTCGGAGATGATGTTCGACCATTCGCGGAGCGCGAGCTCGGCGAAGCGGATCGAGGGGCCTTTGATCTGCCGGCCGGCGACGGGTTTCGAGAACTCGACCCGGGCCGCGAAGGCCGGCCGCTTGCAAGCCTCGAGGATCCGGACCCGGGCCTGGTCCTCGTTGCGGGGCCTCTGCATGGCCATGATGTAGGCGCTCTGGATCCGCGCCTTTGCTGTTTCCGCGGCGGCCACGGCGGCCGGGTCCGCGTAGATCTGGACCGCTCTCTCATTCTGCATACGAAGAACCTCCTTTGCTTCGATATTTACGAGCACATTCTTTGTGATAGATGTATGTTCTGGCCGTCTTTCGGCCGCGAGGGTCTGGCCTTCCGACGACTATCGAGAGGAGCTCCGGAGCATCCCATCTCTTGCAGTATTGACACTTTCGCCAATCTGCATGACCGGATTCTTTGAGCGCAAGCGACCTGATATGAAGCAGTTTATGGTATGCCTTGTCTTGGCATATAACTAGATTGCTTGGACTCGTGTTACGAGGATCATTGTCGATATGGTGAACCTCCGCGCCTGGGGGGAGCGGATACCCGAGAGCCCTCTCTGTTATTACGCGATGAACGTGTACTTGTGGCCTTTGTCCATTACGGTAAAGGTCAGGAAAATATGCTTTTGGATATTTTCTACTCATTAAACCCGCTCCGGAGAAAAAACGGTCTGAAAGGCCTGGTTTCGGCGCTGATCTTGTAGAAGGGCGCCAGGTCAATCTCGGGATGCTTCTTTGCAAACGCCTTGACGTCGAAGGTCCGCCGGCCGGCCTGGGGGATCCAGTAGATCCGGGCGCCGGCTCCTTCGGCCGCAGCGGCGCCGGCCGCCTCCATCAACTTCATGAGCTCGGCCTGGGCCTCCTTCTCGAGGGCCTGGGCCTCGGTGAGGATCTCCTTCGCGTCCCGGAGCCGCTCGACGGCGGCGGCCCATTCCTCGCTTTCGATCGTGATGATCTTCTGCTTCGCGTCGGGGATCTCGACGGGCCGTGTCTCGGTCTTCTCGACGCCGGACCAATCGGCCGGATAAAACTCCTCGGTCTGGACAAGGTTCCAGAACTCGGCGCCCTTCTCGTGAATCAGGTCGATGAGCTCCTGGTCCCTGGGGACGTCGAAGTAGATCATTTCCCAAAGCTCGGAATTGAACACGGCGAAGGCGCCCCACTCGTAGCCGGCGACGTCCATTTGATGTTGCAGTTGGACGAGGTAGTAGTAGGGCAAGCCCTCACGCCGGCACTTCGCGAAGGTCCGGAGGCCCGGGCATTTGATCTCGAGGGCGGGGACGCCCGGGAGATCGCGAAGGGCGTCGGGACCGGCCTGATTTACGCTGCCGCAAGCCCAGGGGGCCGCTACGGACTCAACGAGATCCGGGAGCTCAACCGCAAGGGCCTCTCGGAGGCCGCGAAGTACAACCAGGCGATCAATAAATGGATCGCCGCGGATCTCAACCGGCGCCTGGGGGATGAATCCATTTACCGGCCGGAGGAGATCCAGGCCTTTAAGGACGCCCTCCGGGCCTTCGACGAAATTCGCCAGGGGGGCCTCGAGGAATTAACCGGGGGTGAAGGGCCGGGGGTAAGTAAAAAAACGCCTCCTGGGGCCGGGGAACGCGCCGGAGAGGGCAAAAAAGAGGGGGAAGCGGGAGGCGAGAAGCCGCCGGCCGTGATCGAGCCGAAGGCGCCGCCGGAGGTCGGGGTCGAGCCGGATACCTCGCCGGCGACGCCGGACTCCCTGGGGGCCGTCCTGGACCCGGGGAAATTCCCGGTCCGGCGGATCCCGGTCGCCGAGATCGGGACCAACGTCGAGAAGATGCAATTCAAGCTCGACGTCGACAAGGAGGGCGTCCAGAAGGAGCTCCAGGGGGAATGGAATGAGCTCGCGGCCGGCAATCTCCTCTTGTGGCAGAACCGGAAGGGCGAGCTCATCGTTGCCAACGGGCACCACCGGCTCGCCCTGGCGCGGAAGCTCCGGGTCGAGGAGGTCCACGCGCAGATCCTCCGCGAGGTCGACGGCTTCACGATGGAGGACGCCCGGCGCCTGGCGGCCGAGGCAAACATTCTCGAGGGAAAGGGGACGATTTACGATCATGCAGAGTATTTCAGACTTAACCCCGAATATACCGCAGAGCTCGTCAAGGCCCGAGGCCTCGCCGGACAAGGTTTCGCGATTGGCCGCCTTGCCACGGATCGGACTTATGACCTATTCCGAAATCGCAAGATCAGCGCGGAAGCCGCAGAAGCAATCTCCCGAGGAGCCCCGGGGGACGAGATCCTCCAGGCCGCCGGAGCCCGATTCGCAGTAGAGAAGCCGAAGGCCGACGCCTACGAGATCTCCTCGATGATGCAAGCCCTCTCGTTGGAGAGCCGGCCGGCGTCCGAGCAAGCCGATCTCTTTGGCTTCGATGATTCAGCGATCCGCCAGGCCGAGGCCCAGGCGAAGGTCGTCGCCGGCGAGATCCGGGGCCTCCGGGATCAGATCAACGCGGTCCGCGGCGCCGCCAAGCGGCCCGAGGTCGCCAAGACGCTCGGCGTCGACGTCAAGGATCCCGAGGCGATCCGGACGAAGGTCCAGGAGCTCCAGGCGGAGGTCGAGGCCTGGCAATCCTGGTACATGAACCCGGAGCTCGTGACGAAAGTCCGGGAAAAGAGCGGTTACGTCCCGGAGGTCGTTTCGAAGGAGAGGATCCGGCAACCCGTCAAGACCCTCGAGGATCTTTACGTCCTGGTCGAGAAAGCCTACCCGGAGCTCATGGAGGCCTCGCACCACCTGGGCGACAAGTACGGCGGGAGCGTCCACGAGCGGCCGGAAACGGACAAGCACGGCCGGCAGATCGCATACGTCCCGGCGCCGGGGGTCCGGCTCAAATCGAAGGAGAGCACGGCCCGGAAGCTCGAAAAGGAAGATGTCGGGGGCGTCGACGAATTGACCGATATCGCCGGGACCTCCGTCGTGTTCGACGACTACCCGACCATGCTCCGCGCCCTGGGCGAGCTCACGCGCCTGTATCGCGGGAGAATCTGGTATCGAAACACCTTCGAGAAGCGGACCGAATCGGGCTACGGGGATATCAACTGCCGGATCCGGACGGAAAACGGCGCCTGGATGGAGCTCCAGATCCACAAGAGGAGCCTTTTCGAGGCGAAAGAGGATCTCGGGCATCCGGCCTATGAAATCACGCGGGAACTCTACGAGGCCTTCAAAAAGGGAAACAAGGAAGTAGGGGGGGCGATTGATGAGATAAACGAGGCGACCAAGAAATACTATTCGGAGGCGGAGAGCAAGGACTCGGCCTCTTCCCTGGAAACCTCCGGCATCTTGAGCCAAACCTTGAGGGAGGTATGCGAATCGTCGATCGGGACCAGCTTCGTGAAGGACTCGACGCGGAACGCCGTCATGGAGGTCTTGTCCCAGGCGAAAACTCGTCCGGAGGAATTGGTCCTAAACGAAAGATTGTCCGGGAGTTTGCCAGACATCGGAGGGCCTCCTTTCGTTGAAAATATGCCGGAGGCGGAAATCGTTGTCAAGGGGAAATTAGCCCTGGGTGAAGTCTTGGGCGAGATCAAGACCGAGAAGATCCCGGGCGAAACGGTCGAACAGGCCGTGATCCCTGGGGCCGGGGTCGCGGAAACGTTCGGGCTCACGGGATCGCCTGGCGAGATCGGGACCTCGCGGACGCCGGCGCCGGCCCAGGGAGCCCTCCTGATGGCCCCGGAGAGGGGATTCAGGCGCGAGCCGGAGCCGACGGGGGCCGCTGCCGAGAAGCCGATGAGCCGGAGCGAGATCCGGCAATTCCTCGAGGAAAAGCTCGATCTCCCGATCCGGACCGGCCGCTTCATCGGGAAGGCCCTGGGGATCTTCAAGCCGCGATCCGAGGTCGTGCGCACGAAATACGCGAACGACATCGAGGTCATCGCCCACGAGGTCGGCCACGCCCTCCACAAATACCTCTGGCCGGAAACCCTGACAAAGAAGGGCCTCTCGGCGCAACCCTTCCAGGCCTTCGCGCACGAGCTCGACCTGATCGCGACGACGCCGAAAAAGGGGCAGAGCAACACGGCCGAGGGCTACGCGGAATTCGTCCGGCTCTACATCACTGACGCGGCCCAGGCACAGCGCCGCGCTCCGGACTTCTTCCAATTCTTTGAGGCGCAACTCGACCTCAAGGCGCCGGAGGTCAAGGAGATCTTCCTCGAGGCCCGGGCGAAATATCAGAAATTCATGCAACAGCCGCCGCTCCAGAGGATCCTCTCGCAGATCTCGATCGGCAAGACGGACAAGGCCCCGCGCAACTTCGACGAGCTCTATACGATGGCCCTGGACGACCTCCACCCGCTCGAGCTCGCCGTAAAGGAGATGGCCCAGGGCCAGAGGATCCCGGCCTCGAAGGATCCCTACAAGCTCGCCCGGCTCCTCCGTGGATGGCATGGCAAGGCCGAGGCCTTCCTCAAGCACACGCCGTTCTCTTTCGGCGATTACAAGGACATTCCCGGCGCCAAGAGCTTGAAGCAGATCCTCGAGCCGGTCCGGGACAACCTGGACGAATTTAGGGCCTACGTTGTCGCAAAGCGCGCGCTCGAGCTCGCCGAGCGTAAGATCGAAACCGGGATTTACCGGAGCGACGCCGAGGCGATCGTCAACCTGTACGAGGGCCGCTTCCGGGAAACCCACCGCGAGCTCCTCGAGTACCAGGACCTCACTTTGAAATACCTCCTGGACGCCGGCCTCCTCACGCCCGAGGCCTTCGCAAAGATGAAGGTCTGGAATCGGGACTATGTTCCTTTCTACCGCGTCATGGAAAACACGAAGGGGCAGGGTACCGGGGTCGGCCTCGAGGCCTACAACCCTGTAAAGAAGATCCGCGGCTCCTGGCGGGATATCGTGGACCCGCTCGAGAGCATCATCAAAAACACGTTCCTTTACATCAACCTCGCCGAGAAGAACGCCGTCGGCCGCGCCCTGGTCGATCTCGAGCGGTCCGGCGAGGGCCTGGGGAAATTCGTCGAGAAGATCCCGACGCCCATGAAAAAGACGACGGTCACGCCCGAGGAGATGACCCGTTACATGGAGAACCTGGCCGAGAGCCTCGGCTTCGAGGCGAAGGAGCTCCCGGCCGATATGTTCGACGCCCTGGAGATCTTCCGGCCCTCGGCCTTCATCCCCAAAGACAACGTGATCCAGGTATGGGAGAAGGGCAAGCGGAGCCTCTACCAGGTCGACCCGGAGATCGGGCGCGTGTTCAAGGCCCTGGACCGCGAGAACGTGAACATGATCATCAAGCTCCTTTCCTACCCGGCCCAATGGCTCCGGGCCGGCGCCACGCTCACGCCGGAGTTTATCGGCCGGAACCCGATCCGCGACCAATGGAGCGCCTTCTGTTACTCGAAATACGGTTTCGTCCCGGGCTTCGACCTGGTCCGCGGGATCTTCTCGATGGTCAAAAAGGATCAGGCCTATTGGGATTTCAAGAAGGCCGGCGCCGATCATTCGATGCTCGTTTCCCTCGATCGCGACTATCTCCAGGACTCCCTCGGGGACCTTCTGCAAAAGTACCCGGTCCGCAACGTCATTAAGAACCCGATCAACGGGCTCCGGATGCTCTCCGAGCTCGGCGAGATGGGGACCCGCCTCGGGGAATTCAAGCGGGGCCTCGCGAAAGAGGCGAGCCGGCGGGATCCCTGGGCCGCCGCGGTCCAGGCCGGCGCCGAGGCGACAAAGGGCGAGATGCAGGAGGCCGGCTTCTCGGCCCGGGAAGTGACGCTCGACTTCGCCAGGATGGGCGCCAAGACGAAGGCGGCAAACGCCCTCATTGCCTTCTGGAACGCGCAACTTCAGGGGACCGACCGCTTCGTCCGGGCCTTCCAGGACAACCCGCTCGGGACCTCGGTCCGCGTCGCCGCGTCGATCACGCTCCCGTCGGTCCTCCTGGCGATCGCGAACCACGACGACCCGCGCTATAAGGAGCTCCCGCAATGGCAGAAGGACCTTTTCTGGATCGTCATTACGGACAAGACGGTCTGGAGGATCCCCAAACCCTTTGAGCTCGGGATCCTGTTTGGCTCGGTCCCGGAGCGGATCACAAACTATATCCTGGACCAGGATCCGCAAGCCTTCGACAAGCTCGGCGATACGCTCCTCCGGGCCGCCTCGCCTGGCGTGATCCCGACGGTCCAGGCGCCGTTTGTCGAGAATTGGGCCAACCGATCCCTTTTCTTCGACCGGAACCTGGTCCCCAGGAGCCGCGAGGATCTCCTTCCGGAATATCAATACTCCGATCACACGACCGAAACGGCCAAGCTCTTGAGCTCCGTCGTCGGCCGCTTCCCGGGGCTCGATCAATGGAAGGGCGCCGCGCCGGCCTACATCGAAAACCTGATCTACGGATGGAGCGGCGGCCTGGGGCGTTACGCCTTGCAGATCGCCGACGCCGGCTTGAAGGCCGCCGGGGCCGTCGAGGAGAAATTCCAGAAGCCGGCGGCAACCCTGGCGGACATTCCTTTCGTCAAGGCCTTCGTCGTCCGTTACCCGTCGGCCCAGGCCGAGAGCATCCAACGCTTCTACGACAATTTCGAGAAGGCCCTGGCCGTCAACAAGACGATCAAGGTCCTCATGGAGAAGGAGCAAAACCCGGAGGCCGCCGCGAAGCTCTGGCAGAGCTCCGGCATGGCGGATCTCCAGGGGATCCGGACGGCGCTCTCGAACGCTCACAACACGGTCGACCTGGTCTATCGCAATCCGGAAATGACGCCGGACGAGAAGCGCGAGCTCATAGATCAGATCTATATGCAGATGATCGCGATGGCGCAGAACGGGAACAAGCTCGCCGAGAGTTTCGAGAAGGCCCGGAAGGAGGAGGTCGAGCGCCAGAAAAACAGGGGAATCGTGAAGGAGAGGGCGCCGGCCGCGGTTGCCGTGCAACCCAGGACGCCGCCTCCTCCGGGGCCGGAGAGCCGGCCGGTTCAATTCTAGGGCGGGGGGATGTGAATTGACGCCGAACTATGTCACCTGGCCGGAGCTTCTGGCCGCGGCGGGAGCGATAGGAGCGATGAACATGGCGATTTTCGGATGGCTCTGGAAACGGTCCCAGGCGATCGACGATCGGCTCACGAAGGCCTATGAGGAGATCGAGGACAAGCAGGACAAGGCGAATTGCGGAACGGCTCACGCCGCCCTCGCCGAGGCCGTCAAGAGCTTCGAGGGCATCAGCGCAAAGAACGGCGAGCGCCTGGCCAAAATCGAAACGTGCCTTGAATTCCTCGTGGAGGCGCTCCGGGAGCACAAGAAGCAGCACGAGAAAATGGCAGGGGGGCTCTGATGGCGGACTTCAACCTGGCGATCGAAGCGGTTATCGGTTTCGAGGGCGGCTATTGGGACGACCCTCGAGGGGGGCCGACCAAGTACGGGATCACGCGGCCGACGCTCGAGGAGGCCAAGCGCCGTGGGCTCGTTTCCCAGGATCGGCAGATCCGGGACCTCACGCCGGCCGAGGCGAAAACGATTTACCGGGTCCTTTATTGGAACGAAATCCGGGGCGACGAGATCCGGAACCAGGTCGTAGCCGGCGAGCTCCTGGACACGGCCGTTAATTGCGGCCAGGGGACCGCGGTCAAGCTCGCGCAGAGGGCGCTTAATTTCCTGGGCGAGCACCTGGTCGAGGACGGGATCCTCGGGCCGAGGACCCTCGAGGCGCTCAATAAGTGGGGTTACAAGGACGGCCTGGCGCTGTTCAAGGCCATGAACGGCGAGCAATACGTCTACTACAAGGGGATCACCGGGATCACCTTCCCGGCCGGATGGATGAAGCGAATCCAGGACTACAACCAACGGAGGGCCTGGCATGGGGATTAAGGAAATTTTCGAAGGGATCACGAGCGGGGCGATCAACGGGCTTCTCGGGACCATTGCAGGCGCGATCGAGAGGATCTCGCTGATTATCAAGGGCGACATTTCTCCGGAGGCGAAGGCCGAGCTCGAGAAGATGAAACAGGATCTCGAGAGCAAGAAGGCCCTGGCCGAGGTCGAGATCGAGAAGGCCAGGCTTTCGGTCATGGTAGCCGAGGCCTCGAGCCCGGACAAGTGGACCTCCAGGGCGCGGCCGTCGTTCATGTACGTTATTTACATCATGCTCCTGGCCTCTCTGCCCTTCGCCGGCTTAACGGTCTACGACGAGGGCGCCGCGCTCAAGTACGTCCAGGGTTTCCATAATTGGCTCAATGCGATCCCGTCGGATCTCTACGCGCTTTTCGGCGCCGGCTATCTCGGGTATACCGGGCTCCGGACATGGGAGAAGAAAAAGGCCTGATAGGAGGGTTTGAACCATGACCGTTTCCACGACGACCAACCGCGCTCAATTCAACTGTGATGGGTCGACAACGTCCTTCCCGTTCACTTTCCGATATCTCGAGGCATCGGATCTCCAGGTCTACCTTGCAAGCCCTACGGGAACCGTGACGCTTCTGACGCTCAACGTGGACTATCAAATCACGCCGGCGATCCCGGGTCCAGGCGGAACGCTGTCTTTCCTGGGGGGCTATCTGTCCTCGCCTCCTGGATCGGGCTACACGTTGACCATACTCCGTTTCGTGCCAAGGACCCAGGAAGTCGATTTCCGGAATGGCGACGCCCTGGAC